CCCAGGTTGGGTGTAAATTTTATGCTCGTAGAGTGTGCCGGTTCGCACAATTGTCTTATAAGCAATTAGACTGGGTTCGATCCCCAGTATGAGCAATTAATATAAAAATTTAGTTCATTCAATTTTTATATTAAAAAGAAAAAATTGAAATGATTTTTAAGTATTCAAATAAGTTCATAAAACAAGAATTAAAAAGCAACAAGCAAAGAAAAATGAACGTCAATAATATGAAAACGGACTATAAATTTGTAGATTTGTATAAAAATAATAGCGCATTAGGGTTACCCTTTATGATATCTGGGGATAAATTTCTAGAAACATCTAGGTGCGGGGATCCTGTAATTAGAAATTGTGATGATTTTGAATGTACATTATGGGGTTTTCATCATGATGATAACGTTAGAACGCTCGTTTTTATAAATGAGGAAACGGACCAAATGTTACACGTTAGTAATAGAGATGGAAAAATATTTACATCCGGTTTTGTTAAGGGTTATTTTGTAAATGTTGAAATGCAAGACAATTTCAATGTATTTCAAAAATATTAAAATTAGAAAAAAGGTAAAATATAAAAATTATAAAAATTAGAAAAAGGTAAAATTAGAAAAAAGGTAAAAATAAAAATTATAAAAATTAGAAAAAGGGTAAAATTAGAAAAATTATAAAAAGGGTAAAAATATAAAAATTATAAAAAAGAAAATGTAAATAATGTATATTTTTTTTTTTAAAATAAAAAATTGAAATGAATTTTAAGTATTCAAATAAGTTCATAAAACAAGAATAAAAAGCAATAAGCGAAAGACAGACACAAATAAAAATCGAAAAAAATGGAAATTATCAACAGAAGAAGAGACCGAATTTATTCATTTGTAGATTTGTATGAAAACGTTCCAGAGATAGTGGATAAAGATTTAAATTTTATAATATATGGTGATAAATTACTTCAGTATGTTTTTGGGGGAACGCCTATTAGAAGCAGAGATGATTTTGTTTGTAAATTAGTTGGTTTCCATCACAATGCATTAGTTTTTAAAAATACCGGAAATGTAAAACTAATTTTACAGATTTATAATATAGATGGGAAACTATATACATGTGGTTTCGTTAACAATAAAGATACCCGTATAGAAATAAAAGACATTTTCGAAGTATATAGAGAGGATGATAGCGAATAAAAATTTTATAAAAAGAAAAATAGTAAAAGAAAATATAAAAAAGTAGTATTGTAAATAATGTATATATTTTTCTTTAAACAAATAAAAAATTGAAATGAATTTTAAGTATTCAAATAAGTTCATAAAACAAGAAATAAAAAGCAATAAGCAAAAAGAAAAAAGCGAAAAAGATGTATACCTTTAGAGAACTATTGGAAATAGATTTAGAGGAATCACGTGATTTAGTGTTTGTAGTAAACGGCGATTATTTTATCGGTAGAATATGTGTACGTAACCTTAAAGACGAATGGATTATTTTTAAGAATTATGAAGCTCAAACGTCGGTAGCCGTTTATATAAATAATTCTGAAGAACTATCTTTGCGTAAAGAAGAAACGGAAGAAAATATCCCTGATATGTTAATTGACGACAACTTCGAAGTGTATAAATGTATTAGAAATTAAAAAAATAATAAAAATGTAAATAATGTAAAAATAGAAAAATGTACAAATAGTATTGTAAATAATGTATATTTTTTCTTTTAATACCTTTTCTTTTATACCTTTATAACATTTCAATCGCATATTTCAGCGCCTGAATATTCTATCCAATCCTTTAATGTAAAAAATATAAAATCATCAGGTAAAACCCAATCTTTGAATTTAAGTTGGTAATGTTTTTCTCTTGGAATTATTTCTAATTCGTGTCTCCAAGTTTTATACGTGAATTCTCTATTCATAATATTCAAAAATTCATTTTCTGTATGTTTTCCAGTTTCATTGCAACCAATTCCAGTATAAAAAATTTTCATATATTTATTAATTATAAAATATTTAAATTGTTTTAACTCATATATTACGCGATTGAAATTTTAAAAGTCTTTAAAAAAATTGAAATGAATTTTTAGTATTCAAATAAGTGTATAAACCAAGAATAAAAAGCGAAAAAGCAAAAATAATGAATAGCGATGAATTGAAAACAACATATACATTTTTAGAATTGTCCAATTGTAAATATAAAGATAAGGAATTCGATTTTGAATATATAGTAGACGGGGATAAATTTATAGGCGGTTTAATGAGTTGTATACCTAACAAGCGAGTTATATTTACGATCGAACATAATAAAAAACAGGTAGAGATTGTAAATTTTGGGGATGGAAAACTATGGTCAGCCAAATATGTTAATGGAAAATATAATTGTATTGAGATACCAGATAGATTCGAAGTATATAGACCAATTCAATATTAAAAACCAAATAAAAATAGTAAAAAATAAAAAATCAGAAACATATAAAAAATAGTAAAATGTAAATAATGTATTTTTTCTTAAAACAATTTAAAGACAACTCGTTTTTATATATTGGGGAGGGAAAGAGGTAAGTGAAGGATACAGCAAGCAAATTATTTTTTATTTTTGTAGGTATGGGAGCGAGCGAAGGAATTACAAGGAGTATCCATTACAGCAAAATCATTACGATTATAAAAACAAGTTTCGAAAACACTATTTCACATTTTTGTTATAAAAATATGATTGTAAATGTGTTACAAGTGGTGTATATATTTGGTCTAGACAACAACAACAGATGGCCTCATGGTCTAATGGTTCATGACTGCGGACTTTGAATCCGCCAGCCTGGGTTCGATTCCCAGTGAGGCCTTGTACTACCCGGTTAGCTCAGTTGGTAGAGCGCTAGACTTTTAATCTAGTGGTCGAGGGTTCGAGCCCCTCATTGGGTGAGTGAATGGTTTTTTATGTAAAGGTTCCATACAGCAATTAAAATTTTTTGCCATAAAAAAATAAAAGGAACCTGTAAACAAGTTGGTAGCGGGTTGGCGCAGAGGAAGCGCACCTGACTCATAATCCGGTGGTCGGAGGATCGAAACCTCTACCCGCTAAACATTTCTGCTTCGATAGTTCAGTTGGAAGAACAAACGGCTGTTACTTGCCGCAAGGCACGCAGTCACCGTTAGGTCCCAGGTTCAATCCCTGGTCGGAGCGATTTAATTTTATATATTCTATAAAATTAAAATACTTTTATTAATGCCATTTTATTTTGGTTTCTGGAACATGCTTATACATTCCCAAATTTTCGCCGATTCATCTAATCCAAAAGCACCTCTCTTATTCGCCAACGATAAGAAACTTACCATAACATTTAATGCTGTATTCTCATCTGAAATAACAACATCTACCAATTTAAATTCTTGAGGAGCAGTTTCCTTAGGGGCAACATTTTCAGTTAGGTCCATTATAATTTATAGTACATATATTTATTTAAGTTAGTTTATAGTGAATTAAGTTAGTTTATTCAACTCAATTAATTTAACTTGAAAAATTCATTTAAAGGCAAAAATATATCATATATAGAAATATAAAATGTCCGCTAATAATATGCTCTCCAATAAAGACACAATTTTAAATGCTGAAATTAAAAACAAGGGGTTTGTTCTTTTAGACAAAATCTTTAAAGAGCACGGATGGTATATGTCCAAAAATGAAATGAATTGCATCTCTTATACGAAACAAGGATTTGAAACAGATTTTTTCGATATTTTAATTGAACCAAAAAATATTCGCGTTAGTGTTCCTATTAAAAATAGTCCTTTTCAATACGTTACCAAATTTGACGACTATTTTTCTGCTAGCGAATATGTAGAAGCAAGATTTTTTGATTACATAAAAAAAAATTGAAATAAAAAACAATTTAAAAATAAATTGTAATTACTTAACAGCAAAGATATAAAATGTCTCAATTCATTACTACTAACGCGGCGAATTTATTTATTGAAAATTCAATTAAATTTGAAAATAAAAATTTGGACATTGAAAACGTCCCTATTCAATTTAATGACGCCAAGTTTGGTATACTTAATTTAAAAACAATCAGTGTTCCTTTGTTAGAACAAGAGAAAGAACAAGAAATTATATTTATGGTCGATTGTTCTGGTTCTATGTCTGATACTTGTTCTGACGGAAGAAACAAAATGCAACATATTGTACATACTTTGAAAAATATGATTTTATATTTTAAAGAAAATTCTTCTATAAAATTTAACGTTACCATTTATTCCTTCGATAGTAATATCTATGATGTTTTGGAAAGAACTATCGTTACCGATGAAAATTTCGCTGAAATTTTAGCAAAGGTGGATGGCATCATGCCAAGAGAAAGCACTAATATTGAACTGGCACTTTTAAAAGTTCGCGATTGCGTCGATGCAATTAAAGCAAATTATCCTTCCAATAACATTAGTCATATCTTTATGACGGACGGCGAGGTTACAAGTGGAAACAAATATGCCGAAGATTTATCTTTGCTAGTGGACAGAACCGTTACAAATGCTTTTATAGGGTTTGGCATTGATCATGATTCTGACCTACTGGGCACTATCGGGTCAGGCGAAAATTCGAATTATTATTTTGTAGATAAACTAGAAAATTCAGGTTTGGTTTACGGAGAAATATTACATGATATAGTTTATAAATTTATGACCAATGTGCGTTTAACTATTCAAAACGGTCTAATATACGACTTCAAGAAAAATATATGGGTCGAATCATTTAACGTTGGAGAACTTGTAAGCGAAGCAAATAAAATATATCATATTGCTTCCGTTGAACCAAACGATTGTTTTATCACAATCACGGGAACTACTGGCAGTACTAGTAAGGAACAACATTTTGAAGTTATCATTTCTTATCAAGAAGAAGATGAAGCAGAAGAAGACTTAACAAAATATATTTACAGACAAAGAACGTTACAACATTTGTATAATGTAAAGGAATTTGTTAAAAGAAATGCCACAACTCATACTTTGAATTACGCTCTCCATCAAAAAGAAGTTCAAGTTAAAAATACGCTCCGAAAATTTATGGAAGAAATGAAAAACTATATGAAAAATAATGATCTTACAAACGATAATTTTATGAAAAATCTATGCGATGACATATTTATTTGTTATAGAACATTTAACACTAAATTTGCGTCAATGTTTATTAACGCACGACAAATATCACAAGGTTCACAAAGATATTATTCTGTTAGAGAAACACCGCAAATTCAAAATACGAATGGAAATTTCGATGATTTTGATATAGATACCTTAAACACATCCGCTCAACGTTTTCCATCTCCTTTAAAATTGACAAGACAAAATAATAGAAAAACACTTGGTCTATATATGGATGATGTTACGGACACTCTTGTTTGTTTGGATAGGGATGATTTAGATTTTACGGAACATCAACTATCGAACTTCAATGATGACCCTTATCTTACACCAAGTAGCACCCAAATTATGCGAGAAATTAGTAGCACGCGAAATATTGTCGTAGAAAAAGAGAAAATTTTGTAAAAACTTTGATAAAAAACTTTGATAAAAAATTATAATATTATAATATATAAAGATGGAATTATCCCAAAAAATGAAAACTTTTTTTGGTATTATGGGGTTTTATATTTTGTTATCGTATATTATTTTCCCTTTTTTATTTTACTATTTCACAGATAAATCATTGAATCAAGCAGGAAACGGGTTTATAGTTGGCAGCATAATATCTATATTATTATGGTGGTTTTATGGATCTAAGTTGATTAAATAAATTTGTTTAAGTTTACGGTTTACGGTTTAATAAAATAATGATATGAATTATTTCTGTCATTATTTTACTTCATTTTTCATTATTTTTCATTAGTTTTTTTCATTATATGCTATATAAAAGAAATAAATAGATATTAATAAAAAACTAAGCCCTGTCCAATATTCAAGTACCTTAACGCTATACATATTATTAATAATCGCGCCAAAATAACTTCCAAAAAAATAAGCAATACATAAAATTATACCTGCCGTTATATCTACTTTTTTGTTTTTATGGTATTCCATAAATGCGAATAATGATATTGGAGGTAACATAGCCATTAAAACCGTACCTACTGCTATTTTATAGTCCGGAATAATGCCTAATAGCATTATAGCAGGTAATATTATGAATGACCCGCCTATTCCAAATGCTCCACCTATTACTCCAGATAAAGCCCCCACTAAAATAGTTAATAATGTTCTATATTCCATTATATATTATTACAATATAAATTTATAGTTTATTTTATACAAGTATATTATGAAAACGAAAAAAAATAATAGACAATTAAAAAGAGTCAAAACGAGCAAACAACGAAAAACAAATAAAAAAAACAATAAAATACATACTCGGAGTCGTAAACAGTTTGGCGGGTTTTATACACATTTAACAACATTCAGAACTCAATTTCGCGATTATTTGTTGCCTCTCATTAATTGGGAAAATAAATCTAAGAACGACATAAAGCGTATATACATTCCAAACATAGAAAGGTTTTTTATTAACAATAGTGATTTAATAAATACATTAATTCCTATAGATTCAGACCGACGTTTTGTTTTTGAAAATGTAGTAGATTTTGTGTCTATTCCTACTATTATATTGGAAAATATAACTAATAAAGATATTAAAACCAAATTATTGAAATCGTTTTATGAAAATGGCGGGAATATAAATGCGTATAATAAATTAAGTAAAAAGGAAACCGCTTTTATGCGTGCGGTAGAAAATAGACAATTAGAAAATGTAAAAATATTATTGGACGGACCTTATGGGTTAACTGTTGATAATTTACCGGAAGAAGATAGACCTATTTTGGAAGAGATGCTAAAACCAGTTATAGAACCAGTTATAGAACCAGTTATAGAACCCGCGCAAGAGTCTGTAATAGAACCTGAACCACTTATAAAGTTAGTAATTCCTTTCCCATTGCCAAACGAAAATACCGGATATAATCCTAAAGTAGCGCCAGATTTTTGGAAACCGATTTTCAAAGAAACATCATTAATGGAATTGAGAGAGAAAATACGTAGATGGTTATCCAAAGACACATTGAAGGATGTTAGTGATAGGTTAAAAGATAAACAAGTTGGTTGGAAAACGTGTCAATTGGTCGTGGGAATGTTTCCTGCATACTATACAAAACAAAACCCGGATTTCAATATAAACCCACAAGATTTTGTCAATATAAACTCTACTCTATGTATGACTTTAATTATATTGGGCATTCTTTCACGTAAAATGGAAGGACAAGATTATAATTTTATTTTTAAGGGAGGTAAAGCAGTTCAATTTGTTTTGTCTGAAATACAAAATGCGTCAAAGTATATTAGCGATGATATAGATATATTAATAACTGGAAACGAATATAATGCAATAAATATGAAAAATCTAGCAGCGCATATAGGTTATTTAATACAATGGTTTTTCGCAGGAAATTATAATATATCTTTGGAATTACCGAATTCGAATTTAAATAATATGGGAAAGGAAATAGTAAAGGTTTCGTATAAAAATTCTGAGAATAAGTTTACCGCGTTAGCAGATATAGGATTTGATAAACCGAATACTAATGTTGAAAAATATTTTATACACCCACAAGAATTTAAAATAAACCTGAAAAGATTAAAGGAAGAATTATTGTTTAGATGTCCAAATATAGACGCATTGTTAAATGAAAAATTATATTATTATTTGAAATTTATAGAATTGAGAGGTATATTAAAACAAGGCTTACCTATACATGAAAATGGGTATCAAGATACAACCATAAATAATTTAAACTTTTATATGATTAAATTCAAAAAGTCTATAAAAGCGATTGTGGATGGATTATTATTACAGAATTTTGGCATAGTTGAACCGAACAACTTAAAAGAGAATGAGGAATTTTTGTTAAAAGAAGTTTTGCGTGATTTTACTTCAAATAATGAATTCAAACAAGAATTAATCGATGTAGTAACTGACACAAATCCATATAATGTATAAGGTAAAATTTAAAGATAAAAATTCAAGATAAAATATATAACAACTTAAAAATTAAATTACGAATAAGTAATATGGAGTCTGTAAACCTCCCTGAAAATAATTCCAAAATAAATATAAAACTTTTTTTATTAGACCCGTTATCTGTGATAATTAAACTCGCCATATTAGGTAATAAACCAATCGGAACAAAAATGCTAATAAAAAATAACGTTATTTATTTTCAGGAACCCGGTTTATTTCAATCGTTAGCCCGTAATTTTTATAATACAAATAAAACCGATTTACAATTTATATATAACCCTATTCAAATTGCTTGTATGACTTTTTTATCAAAGGAATATATAACGGCAACACCACGAATTAAAAATTTGTTTGTTTGTGCTCAAAACGGAATCAAAAAATTAATTGAAACCTATAAAAAATGTTCTATAATCACATTATGTTTAAACTACTATTATGCTATAATAACGAATCATATTGAACAAAAATCGACGGATTCCATTTTCTATAAAGATTCAATAACTTGCCTCTATTCCAAAGAATTAATCGACGCTCTAACGGAACAGTGGACGAAAGAAAAAATAAAGATTATTCTAGATTTAATATCCTTTTTAACGAACGATTCAATGGCTTCAAATAATGTAAAAACACTGGAAACCATTATGGATAATCATGACCCAAATAGTCATATAATTATTTCAAATATGTAATGAGCGTCAGCATGAGCATAAGCATATATCCGCTTTATAGACCCCATAATTTCTTCCATACATTACTTATCACGGTTGGTTCATTTTTTAATTTTATGCTAAACGGACACGAATAATCAGGGTTTTCATTTATAGCACCACATGGATTACAAGGTCCGTTGACAAATTTAAATCCAGGAATTATCTCTTCTAAATTATTATAATCTATATCAGTTGTACTGGAGGTTTGCTCTCCAAATATACCTCCCCTTCCTGTATATTTTATCCTCTCTAAAGTAGAACCATTAGAGTTTTTCATATTACATTTTATTGTATCATCGCTTCTATTTTCCAATAGTCCTGAATTGTAAGCAAACGCGCCATAACCGTTTGGAAGGTCTTCAAATTTATTGCCATTCGGATTTTTTATTTGGATACCATTCAATAGAAACTCACCTTCTTTTGTTTGATAAGAGAGAACGCGTAATATAGCAGATTCATTATAGATTCTTCTTACATAATTTATAGCATCTTTATAATATGTTCTTACGTAAGGGTTTTTATTTATAGCTTCTTTATACAGCGATTGGGTTTTTTTTGACCACGGCCATATACCATTTTCATTAAAATAATTTATTTCTTCTTGACTTGCTTGCTGTTGTATTAAATTCATATCAAAAATCTTTTTAGGGTTTATGCTATTTTGTATTAGAAGAAAATCATTTTCAGAGTTTTTGGAAAATCCTTCTTTTTGTGTTGTTTTTGTTAAATGAGAGAATCTGTATACAACAATTAAGATAATGCTTAAAAGTATACCGCACTTTATATCATATGTTATAACCAATATTGTAATTACTAATAATATTAGATTACCTAAAAGTGTGTTGAAGAGAGAAACAAATATTTCCGGAATGAAATATAACACTAACCATAACACTATTAATATTGTTAATAGTCCTATTAGTTTTGTTTTGTTGTCGTCATTTATTAAGTTTTTAATATTTTTGGATATGTTCATATATTATTAAAGTATAAAACTATTAATAAAATGGATAATAAAATGGATAATAAAATGGATAATAAAATGGATAATAAAATGGATAATAAAATGGATAAATAATATAAATATAAATAAAAAATGGTCTTTATTAACTTTTTTTTATTTTTGTGGTTTTTATTTGGAGTATTAAGTTATGACTCAACGCAATTAAATGCATGTGTTTGGTTAAGTGGTGCCGCTTATTGTGGTAAAGATAAATATGCTACCATGATATTAGACGGACCTGCAACTGGATTCATATATAAAGAAACACTTTATGATATTAAAACTGATTTACAAGGTTATATCGGTATTTTACCTACTACAAAATCCATATATGTTGTAATTAGAGGTTCATCATCAACTATAAATTGGTTAGATGATTTTGAAGTAAAATTAGTTCCTTATAACACATTTCCTGAATGTAATTGTAAAGTTCATTATGGTTTCTATAATTCAGCATTAGGCGTTGTTACTAAAACAATTAACACCGTTAAATCATTAAGAGTTAAATATCCAGGTTATTCAGTTGTAGTAACTGGTCATTCTTATGGTGCGGCTTGTGGTCAGTTTTTAGCAATGGAATTAGTTAAAAATGATATTAGTGTTAAATTATATGATTATGGTCAGCCTCGCGTTGGAGACGCAAATTACTCAGCATTCGTCAACACAAAAATTCATGAATATTATAGAACAACTCACAATAAAGATATTGTACCTCACGTACCACCAATTGAAGGTTTTGGTTATCACCACAGTTGTAGAGAGATTTTTGAAGATTCTACTGGAAAATTAAATTTATGTAGTGCGACTAATTGTGAAGACCCAAAATGTTCCGCTCAATTTAGTTTAATTCAAACAAATGGAGATGACCATACGTATTATTTAGGCCATAGGGTCTCATGTGATGAAAGCATTGTATAATATTCAGATTTTTATTTTTTTATTGTTCTTATTACTTTTCTCTTTTGAGTTCTTACTCTTTTTTTAGACCTTGCTCTTCTTTTGGATTTTATTTTTGAAAGTCTCTTTTTTAATGTTTTTATTACATTCATAAAATATTTATGCTTTCTCTTTCTGCCGCCAATATTTGTTTTTTCACGGATTCTTTGTCCGTCTACCCGAATAAATTCAAATTCTAAATTATCGTCTTCTAATAATGAACATTCTAAAAACCCATGGCTATAACCCCTGGTAGAAGCATCTATTTGACTGCTTGTCATAGTATATTTTACGTTATAATTAGAATAATCTTCATCACTCATAAACTTTCCCTCATTGTTTGTACTTATGACATTTTGTATTGGTCCCTGATCTAAAAATAATGGGTCTAATTTAGTTCCTCCGGTTCCTGCAACATATTGCGTTATTCCAATTGTTTTATTATTTGTTGTATCCGTAATATCTATGTTGCCAATTTGATATGAATGTAAATCAGCACATAAATAATAATATTTAGGATTAAACCCTTCTCTAGGCATTGAAAGCAATACATTTAAAAACGGTTGAAATGGTTCTATAAGTATATTACTTTTTTTTATTTTAATTGCTGTTATAGGATGGTGTCCAACAATAATTAAATTTTGTATATTTTCTGATCTATGCTGCTCTATTGTCTGATTTATAAATTCAAGTTGTTTTTCTCTTATAACTAACAATTCATCATTATTATTGTCAAATTTATTGTAACAAACTGTAAATTTATTTGAATCATGAGGATCATACATGCTCGTATCAATCATTAATATTAAGGTTTTTTCACCAAACATTTTTGAATTATTTAACCGTAAACTTATATCAGCGTTTATTTCTGCCGTTATTCTTTTTTCATTTTCTACTATATAACAAGATCCAACCGGTTCCTCTCTTTCATTGCTATCTATGAATAAAACTCTTTTTGTATCTGTATTGGTTTCTAAATCATGATTGCCTAATATCATATATATTGGAATATCTATGCCGGACAACAAATTTATCCCACTGTTTAACAAGTATGTTTTTATTATTTTTTCCTTTTCCTTTTCTTTTTCCTTTTCTTTTTCCTTTTCCTTTTTTAGTGGTTCAATCAAACTTTGTTCTGATGATGATTCGAATGAAATATCTTTTTTCTCTTTTTTATCCTTTTTCTCTTTTTTTTCCTCTTTTTCTTCTTTGTATGGATAATAATTATCTCCAGAAATAATAATAAATTCAGGGTTTTTTTCATGAACTTCTTCTTTTAATGTTGAAATAACCATTTCAAGATTGGTGTCACCATTATTAAGATTATTCCAACAACCAAAAGTAATAAATTTTTTCGCAGAACCTTGAACGTCCATTATAATTACATTATATTTAAAAAATTGAATTAAAATTTAAAATATTAGTTATTTACAAATAACACAAAATGGAACAAAAACCTAAACAAAAAACGACTCAAACTATTAAGAATTGGGAATTAAGTGAGAACAAGTACGACCTTGATGAATTAGAGCGAAACATGGACTATTTATGCCCGAAAATTTTAGTGAATACGCAAAAACTAACTCCTGAATTTTGTATAAAATATATTTTAAATGAAGAGTATATGAGTTGTGAAGAAGAGAAATATTTATTAACATACGGATATGTATTATCTCTCCAACCACATATTACGCGAAAACAATTAAAAGACGCTGAAGAGGCTTTTAACGACCAGTAGATCCAAAACCCCCGGTTCCTCTTTCCGTTTCATCTCCAAGTTCTCTTTTTTCTTTTACTATTTCTATAATAATTGGTACTAAACCTGGTGCGCATATTTGTAAATATCGGTCATACTTTACTCCGCAAAAATCCGCATCTATGTAATTATCATTACTCTCAATATTTACTACATCAAACATACCAATTAAATGACCTCTATATCCGGCGTCTATAATTCCGGTGGCGTTTGCTAAACGCAATTTTGTCTTTGAAAGAGACGAACGCGGATACATATAATATCCCGTGTTGAAACTTTTACCTTTATCTGTAAACATTCTTGCTGAACAGCATACTTTGTAATCTAATTTATTTACGGGGCTTTTGTTTTCCCATCCTGGACCAAAAAATTTTAAAATATTCTCGGAAGATTTATCTTCGCAGTTATCTTCGTTTCCTGGAGCATATAAATCAAACCCTGCGTCAATATGCTGTAAATTATTCAATAATTTTTCGTTATGTGTATATGCGGCAACAGAGTACATATTTTGTAATTTTTCATCGTTTGAGTCTATAAATAATTTTAGAACCATTACCTTTTCATAAGTAGTCAATAGTTTATTTAACGTATCGTTTTTTGCTTGTTCGATTAATTGTTGAATACAATCTTTTCCGATAAAATTTGCCATGTATGTATATATTATTGGCATTGCTTTATATTTTTTTACAAAATATTAAATCATACGTTCATGATAATGATTTAATAATATAATTAATCGTTTTTTATCTATGTCTTGTTTTGTTGTTAGAAGATTTACCTCGACGATGTTTTCTTGAACTAGATTTTCCTCCATATTGATTATTTGGATTTGTACCACCTACTAGTGACATCGCGGTTAAGCCTACTATTACTGCTCCTAATATTATTAGTCCTGTCATTTATATTATATAAAGCGAAAAAAAATCGATAATTAATTCGGGTCATGATCTATTAAATCTAAAGCATCTAAACGATTGTAAAATACCCTATATTTTTTATGTAGGATTTTCTCTTCCCATTTCGTATCATCCATCAGTTTTGTTGCTTGAGATATGATATTCTGATCACTACCTAAATGTCTGGCTCTATTTATTATAGATTGGATTTTTTCTTGTTCGTCCTTTATTTTTTTTAAATTTTCGTAATATGTTTCATAATGGTTTTTCGTTGCCGTAATTATTTCTGTCATCGTTTTTTGCGGCATATCTTCATAATTCATTATTTCATCAAATGTAGATACTTCTAATTCTACGGGTTTTCCGTTATATTCTTTTTCGTAATACCTCACTATATTTTTATTGAAATCTATAATTAATATTTGACCAAATTCTTCGCCATCGTTTAAGAAATATCCGGATTGTAAACAGTTTATAAAACTGTGTTGACAGTATCTTAATAAGCAACTCCAGTTTGTTATTTTTTTATATTCAAAATTTAAATCGCTAAAATATTTACAATTTTCTATTGTTTGTTGATTTGGTTTATTTTTCGCCGGTTTTAAATTTTCAAATTCTGAACGTAGAACATCTATTGTTCCATAATGCTTCATTAAAACGTATATCTCTCTAACGCATATTTGCCATAGTAAATCCGCGTCGGATTGAACACTCATTAATCTTTTTTTTTTGCCAATAATATATCCGAATGCACCTCTTATTCCCATCTTAGATTAATTCATAAAAACTTTTTAATATTTTGTTTTAATATTTTGTTTTAATATTTTGTTTTAATATTTTGTTTTAATGTTTATATTTATTGATTTGGAAAAGGGGTTGTTTGTGGGGGTTGTTTTAAACATATATCCGTTTGCGGTCCAGACTCTATATACCACTTTGGAGGGGTCAAATAAATATTGGATGTATTGCAAGCGTTTCCTACATTTGAAACACGTGTTCCGCCGGTTTTTATACCGGTTCCCGTTTGTACCGCATAAGGGAACGGTTTTTGAGCACCTATTGGATTGTTACAACCTCTCGCTATATATGAATTATATTGAGCATAACTAACGGGTTGATAAAGTATTTTTGTGTATGGAGCATTACGTGCCATATCATTAAATTTAAATTTTGCTGTAGAGGTACCTTGTCTACATAAGGTTGGACCCATTTTTACTTCATGTCCTTCATATGTTCCTACATTATTCACTTTAATATTCAACGTATTTTTCGACGATAGATTTTGAAGATATAATCCCTGACTTGCGGAGTCTGATTGGTTTCCAGTGTAGTTTGGTTGAACCCAGTAGTTCGGGTATTGTCCGTAACGAGCCCATCTATATTTTCTGTCTAACATACCGTAAGTAGATAAGACGGATGGTTTTATATATTGATATTCCTGGCCTTGGGTTTCTACAACGCGCGAATTTAAGACGGGTTGTACTACTGCTAATTTGCTATGGGCGTTTTGAACTGCTCCGGTTGTTTGGAGTTGACTATTGCCTACTAATGTAGCAGAAGGATATGTTCCATGACTGCCACCCCATCCGATTGGTTGAGTCCCTCTATAAGGTGTTCCTGATTTTGACATTTTCATATCTCTACCAATTCCGCCTACGCTTCTGCGACCGCCATTTATGGAAAACCCTGAATTACCTGGATTATGGATGGACAATTGAAGTCCTGTCGTTGAGCGACCAAACGGCCCTTGTGGTAACCATACACCGCCAGGTGCTGAGCCGGAACGTTTTGAGCCATAATTAATGACCGATTTTCTTTTGAAAGCAGTTAGTGACATATAACATAATATGAGATTTTATATGTGACTGTGGTACTTTTTAAAAAACGGTGCAAAACCTTCGCTAAATGTATATTTATTGGTTTTACCTTTTTCAAAGGTAAAGTTATTTTGGTTTTACCTTTTTTAAAGGTAAAGTTATTTTGGTTTTACATTTTTCAAAGGTAAAGTATACTTCTTTTTTCAGGGTCTTCAACTAAACATCTTGAAATAAGCCAATATAACTTTGTATCTTTAATAGTATGGTTATTTAAATATTCGACAATTTTATCCACTTCTTTATTTTTTAAGTATTCGGTATAAAACTCGTCGTCTCCTAATAGAGCATATACTATTAAACAACCGAAACTAAAATATGCGGTTTTATAATGTATGTAGGACGGTAGTTCTTTCACTTTTAATAGTTCAGGGGAAACAAAAAAATCGGTTTCTAAAAAGGGACAACTTACTAGTACGTTGGTTTCTTCAATTTCCGTCATTGATTCTGTCCCTATAAATACAAATTTATTATCATTTATCACGAGTATGTCTTTTGGAGCGTAACCTAATATTGTATGACTTGTTATCGCTACTAGATAATTCAGTTGGCTCGCTAATGTGGAGACCATTGATGCGGCGGTGTTGACAGTTAATTTTAAAGAACCCTTTTGTTTTTTTTGTTCATTCTGATATTGGTTGAAGGTCTCTACTTTATTCGCTTTAAATTTTAATATCTTATAATCTTCTGATGATGCGGCGCCTTGAATTATTCGTGTCTTTATTAATGAATCTATTATTAGTTGATTTGGATGCTTAAAAAAAATGGTAAATACCTTTTTTTCTTCTGATATTTTTATTGAATCATTTGAATATATTTCTCTCGCAAACATCCTTCTTATTTATAATTTAATACATTATTTTTATTACATTATTTTTATTACGTTATTTATTGTGTTTTTATTTTTATTTTCAATAGTGTTTTTTGTCTTTTAGTTCACGAAACGCCGATACTTTCCAAAACCACGGTCCACCATAAATAATCTTTATTTCTTTGCCGTTTAATAACCTGTCTCTAGCATGGTTCGCGTTATCGTTATCAAACCATCGTTTAAAATGTATAAACACACGCTTTGTTTTTTCTTCTCCTTTACAGTTTGGTTTATTCATAATGTCGACTTTGTGAATCTCTCCTATATTCAATTTACTGAAAATATTTGCTATGTATTTTTCATCTATATTTATATCGTCTATATTTATTAACATTCGTGGAATACATAGACTTGGAAATGATGGGGATAAATTTTTGAATGTATCTGGATTCATTTTTATTTATTTTTTATTTTTAAAGTTTGTTTATATTTTTACTTGGTTGTGATTTGTTTCATCCGTTTTAATATTTCAATTTTTTATATTAAATTAGGGTTTATATAAATTTAGGTTAATTTATATAAAAAAATTGATTTCATTTTTAAATAAACCAAATACTTACAAACAAGAAACAAGAAATTTAAAATCAATATTAAAGCAAGAAATTTAAAAACAAGTAATTATAAATGGGATTATCTAATTCAAAATCATCTAAAAAAAATAAACATGAAGTGGATTTAGAGGATTTTGTAAGGGCGAAGCAAAACGCGCATAATCAGTATATGTATCGCTTAAAAAGTTACGACCCTGACATTCACGGACCTAAATATATTTATATGCTAGAAGTTGATGCCGAATATGAATTAAATTGTATCCCTACGTATTTGCGGTATAACTTTAAAAAATGAGTGATTAAAGGTTATTTTAAGAGAAATTTTTGGTGCGTAGTGCTTTTTTTTCAGTTTTTATCATGTAACTAAAAATTAAAAATGCTTTTAATGCTACTCATAAAACTTTTTTTTGTTTTTTTCCTTGGGGAAATTGAACGTAAAGATTTTGGAGAACTTCTATCTTCATATTTTCCTTCCTCAATGGGACTCAAACGTCTCTTTCTTGTATAAGATGCTTTCCTGTTATATTTGTTTGTTGAAAAACTAACTCTACTGGAGCGACGTTTAGAAGGATGTAAAGAGGCCTTAATTTGAACTGGGTCGGAAGAATGAACTGAACGACTTCTTGGTCTTGACATATATAAGTATATTTAGAAAATATATAAATACAACAATTAATTTATATATTTTTGCTATACGTGCATAACGGGATTATTCAAAGTATTGACCAATAAATCTTATGAATAAGTATCCATAATATGTTATAGTGTCGTATAGTTGTGTTGTGGTGATATTTGATACCGGAATTAAGATATTTTGGGTTGCCATATAAACGGGTGCGACCGATGGGTTCAAGATTATTTCTACTTCATGTTGTAAATTGTGGAACATTGTTTTTATTATTTATGAGGTATGATTTATATACACGATTCTTTTTAAATTATTTTTTATTTTCGTTTATTCGTCCTTCTTTTTCTTTTATTCGTCTTTCGTTTATTTTATAGCAAAACGGATATACAGTTGAGTTGGTTGAATTAGAGAGGGATGAACCTAAACTTTGGTCGTCTTCTTCCATAACATAATGGGTTATTTTTTATTTTATAATTATGTTTTTATAATTATGTTTTTATAATTATGTTAAATTCATACGAATTTCTACTACTTCTCTGAAACATGTTCTGCCTTCGTAATCATATACGATACGCGTTTTTGTTCCATCGGCGTCCTCAAAGTTTTCGGCGCCACCACTTCCATCTCCGTATCCCCACCTTTCACTACTTACATATCTTCCAAGATATTGCCAAGCGTTCGTGGTATAATATTTTTCGTTTGGATAAGACCCGGATGTTCTCGTCTTTAACGCAAATTCATAACGCTTATCTTTGTGAAACTTTATAATTCGAAACACTTCTACTTCTTCTAGTTCTAGCATACTTATATTTAATTATGCGGGATATCTCTAATTTATTTTAGAGTAAGTTTTATTTTTAGGGTAATTAGGGTAATTAGGGTAAATTTTTTGAAAAGTTTTTTGAAAAGTTTTTAAAAAAAATTGAAAAGTTTTTTCGACTTTTTTTCAAGTCTACACAAAATAAATAAAGCAAACAAAAAATTGTTGGGAACAGATATGAAAAAGAATATAGATACGCGTATGGATAAATTTAAGTCTTATCTCGATTATGCGAAGTTCGACCATAAATCATATCAGTATGATGGGGTTCGTTGGATTTTAAATAATGAGTTAAGGGATTTAAATGTTGGGGGTTTGATAAATGTTCGCGGTGGGTTTATTGCAGACGAAATGGGATTAGGGAAAACGATTATGATGATTGGTACTATGTTGTGTAATTATTTACCAAGGACTCTTATCGTGTTACCTCCGGCACTTATTGATCAGTGGAGCGTCCAAATATACCGCACAACTGGTCATAAACCCGTCATATTTTATGGTAACGATAAAAAGACCATCTCTATTGAAAAATTGAATGCGGCGCCCGTAGTTATTACCTCTTATGGGGCGATTACAATGACTGAAAAACAAATCAAGTTGACAAAGGTGAATGGCGGATTACCTTTACTTCATCAAGTCGAATGGAGCCGTATTATTTTCGACGAAGCGCACCATTTACGTAATAATAAAACGACACGATATATAAGTGCTAAGATGTTGAGTGCAAAAATACGTTGGCTCGTCTCTGGTACACCTGTCCAAAATCGGAAGAAAGACTTCTATAGTTTATGCTCTATGGTTGGTATGCCCGCTAGTTTCTATACGGATTCGGATAATTTGCGTCAATTAGCAAGCGAGTTTATATTGAAACGAACCAAGAAAAGCGTCGGTATTCTAATGCCAGAAGTGGTACTGGATAAAAATATGGTCCGGTGGCAGAATCCGAAAGAAATGATGTTGTCTGAGGAACTCCATTCAGCGCTTGAATTTAGTCGCGTTTCTATCAAGAAATATTCTAATAATGGTACTAATGGTAATATAGTAAATTCTCTCTTAGATAAAGGTATCTTGGCACTCATGTTACGTGCTCGACAGTCTTGTATTTATCCGAAATTAATGGCTAAATGTCTAGAGAAAATGTTTATTACAGGTATACTTTCAGATTATTCCGCTTATAAAGAGGCATTTGATTCTAGTAGTAAGTTGGACTCTGTTGTCGCTAAAATATTACAGCGAAAAGATAACGGATGCGGTAAACTTATATTCTGCCACTTTCGCGAAGAAATTGATGAAATTGCCAAAAGGTTACGTGATGGCGGAATGTTAAAGGTGGCATCCTTTGATGGACGGACTGCGAATGCTAAAAGACGCGCCGTTTTAAACGACAATAATGAAGCGCTTATATTACAAATTCAAACCGGGTGTGAAGGTCTTAATTTACAAGAAAATTATAGCGAAATATACTTTGTCTCGGCGAATTGGAATCCGGCAGTAGAAGCACAGGCAATCGCGAGATGTCATAGAATCGGGCAAACGAAACAGGTGTATGTTGAGCGATTTGAAATGTGTGATTTTGGTTCCGTTGAAATGGAAGATAGCGCCGTTAACGTACAAACTGTAAATGTAGATAATTATATCGGCACTATTCAAGAAAATAAACGTGTTATAGCGAATGAATGTATTGCTTAGTAAAGTGACTTGGATTAAACAAAATAAAAAATACCCAATAAGGGGTTTTTTTATATTTTATATTTTATATATATATATGTGTTATAGTGTTGAAAGCAGTTTAAAAACAACAGTATTATCATTTTGTTCAATTATATATTTACTTGCTTCTGGTATTCCTCATTTTCAATGGTTAGGAATAACCTTAATTGGTTGGTGTGCTATGCAATTTGATGAATTACTATTATGGTTAACAAATCCAATAAAAGAATGTACAAAATGGAATAAAATAATAACAATGACATTAATTCCATTAACGTTGATGTTACAACCACTTGCTCCATTATGGGGGTCATTATACGTAATACCTTGGAAGAATTCATCAACAATGAGAAAGTATTTTATACTATTTTATACATTAATTGTTATATTGTTTATTTGTTTTACACATTTTTATGACCCTGAAAAAACTTGCACAACCGTAACAGACGACGGACATTTGAATTGGTTCACAAATAATAAAATTGTAGAAACTATTCATATGCCATATATTTGGGGGTTTATGATACTTTTACCCATATTTATGTTTTGGAATAAAAACTGGCTCTTAATATTTTTTTTATGTTTTATACCATTAATTGGATTTATATATGGGCACTATACAGACTCGCAAGGGTCTATTTGGTGTTATTATACAAGTTATACAAGTGTAATATGTAGTTTATTTTTATTTTTAAAAACAAATAACATATATCATATTATTTAAAAATGTAATATTTAAAATGTAATATTTAAGATATAAATTTTATATTCTTAATGTATTTCAGTTTAAAAGCAATTTTTGATAATAAATAATGTCGATCATTGATATTTTTACATCATTCATAACTCTAGTAGAGAGGAACGTTTGTCAAATTTTGGTTCACGTTCATAATGTTTTGCGGAAAAATTCTTGTTTTATCAGAGATAAATATGACGATAAAAAGAACTCAAACGAGAATTTAATACAGCATAGTAAATTGGATATTATTCGTTCAAACGATGATTTAAATATTGACTTGCGAGAGAATGACTCTTTTTCTAACGTATAACAATTATATTTTACAAAATAATATAAACATAATTTTATATTATTATATATTATATTATTACTTATATCATGTCGAAAAGAATTTTTTCCGTTTGCATTAATAATATGTCATCACATTTTACGAAGGAGCATGTTTGCGCGTTGTTTCATTCGATTCAATTGAACGTTCATGATGTTACGTTTAAAAGTAGTATTGTTGGGAAATCCGCCATTGTCCATTTATCTAATATGCCCAAAGATGAAGCGGTGGAAATATTTAATAAAGGTTTTTCTTATAGAGGAACGTTTAATAATGGAGAATTGTGGTGGATGAAGACTGTGAATAGACCTGATTTTACGGGTTTGTGTGAGTGTGAGAAACTATAGATTAAATCTTTTACACGGTAGATTTACTAATTACATACTAAATCTTTTATGAATTATGTCTTGGAATTTCTCTGTGGCAACGATATCTTTGGCCAATTCATTCAGTTCAGATTCGTTTTTGGGTGGGCGCGATTTTACCATATCAAAAAGATAGTCTCCAAATGCCTGTGTTGTATCCGCAAAATTTGTTTTTAAAACCGTCCAATTATTATATAATATTTCTGAGTTGGCCCATTGTAAAAAATTATTTATCCAAACCGTGTGACCGGTCTCGTCTACTTCTGCGGATGTAATAAAGTCTTCCCATGCCTGGAAAATTAAAATTGACATATAGTTTACTGTATACCAATTATCTTGCGTTTCTGATTTGACTTCTTTGCCTAGGATTTTCTTTTGCCAGTCAAAATATAGGCTGTTCATAAAGTTCGGACAGTCTTTATAATAATCTACTATTTTTTTGTTTATGTCTAACCATCCGCGGTCTATTATTTTGTAGGTTGCGTCTCTACTCATCGCTTGTAATTGTAACGTAAAAACTCTATATGTTAAAAAAATACCTACCGGAACAAATATAGAACCTATTACAGCGAATTTACCCGTAAATCTGTTTATAAGGGAGTTTTCACCTTTGCGTACAACATACCACATAAAGGCAGTTAAAACGACAAAAGTCATAAATAGCATTAATTCTGGAGACATAATAGTTATATTATATTGGTATTATTTTATTTTTTATTTGGGTTTGGTTATTTATTCGTCTTTTTTATTTTCTATTTCACGCAAATAAACGTTGTTGTAATGTAGTTCAGTGCACTTACAACGTCTGTTATAACCGCAACCGTTTTTTCCACAGTAGTTTCGAAATATAACTAAACTTTCTCGGATAATGTTTGTAGTTGGGTCACGCTTACATATACTTATTTGATATCCGTATTTTGTTCCGCTCATATTGTATCCACCCGCAAAGCGTTTATTTTTATCAAATATACATAAATAATCTCCTTCACCGCCTTCGACAGATATATGTGGTCTTAGGTTTTCATTAAGAATTTTATATCGCCCATCCTTTTTATTAATTATTTTTATCAGTTCCCCTCTTCTTGTGCTATATTCGTCGTTTATATACGATAAAATAGTTACTATCACTTCTGTAGGAATTATGAACGCGAAACTTTTATTTTTAGTGCTCATTGTCTTTTTGTCTTTTTCTTTTTATAGTTGTTTACAATTAAGTAATTATAAAAAAATATTCAATTTTTTATTTATATTTTTTTACGAAGGGGGTTGTTTACATTTTTTGTTTTTTCCTTGGCTTAGTATTTTGCGTCGTGTTAGTGTTTTTTAGTGGGTATATATTTTTTAAAGGGTATATATTTTTCCACAGGTATTTACTGCTTACCATTTTCAAATCTACTTTGTTATCTTTCCTTTTTATTTGAGATAATTCCATTTTTATTTTTTTTAATTTATTTTCCAAATCATCTTGCGTCCTCTTTTTTACAATATGCGTTTCGCAATATAATTGTAGGTTTATATCTGGGTTTTTATTCTTTAGCAATGAATAATATCTTATTGATGCGCAGCCACATTTATATTCCGTCGGTTCATCTGGATAAGGGGCGTAACCTTGGCTAATTTGTTCCTCTGTTAACCTTAGTTCATGTTCTATTAACAGGTGAAATGTTCTGTCGTATTTTTTTGAGTTTTCATTTCTTATTTCGTTTTCTATTTCATTTTCGTTTTTATTTTTATATAACGTTTGCTTTTTCTCTTCTATTTCCAGTCTTTGAACCCTAATTCTTATCGTGTCTCTAATATCCAAATAATCATATATTGTATCCAATAACATTAATAAATGTTGGTTTTTATTCAAATAATTGTCATATTTTTTTTCGAGTTTGATTAGGTAAATTTTATCGGTTATGGTTTCTATTTTGGATAGTTCACGATTCAATTTGTTTTTTGGAACGGTTGACGTGTTGGAAAAGGACATTTTTGCTTTGATTAAGTTTTTACTTTGTTTTCTTTTGCTTTTATAAATTACAAGAAAAAATATATACATTTCAATTTTTTATTTTTATACTTTTTTTATTTTTATACTTTTTATAAATTTATCTTAATGCTTATTTAAGGTTCTGCTGATAACTCTTACTGTTATAATACCAACGCCTAAAACCACTATAAATGGAATAGATAATACGTATCCAAACAATGATTTCGATTTCATTTTGTTTAAGTTTTTACTTTGCTTTCTTTCGGGTTATCAATTACAAGAAAAAATATATACATTTCAATTTTTTTGCTTTTATACTTTTTATTTTTTACTTTTATACTTTTTATTTTTTACTTTTTATTTTTTTACTTTTTATACTTTTCTTTTTATACTTTTCTTTTTATACTTTTATACTTTTATACTTTTCTTTATTCTGTTTGTAATTCATCATCGTCTTCGTCTGTAACAGTTATTCCATTACGTCTTTCATTTTGTCTCATAAAACGTCTTGACGCGGTTTTAATTTGACCGTAAACTTCATAAGTTCTGCGCTCATAATCGGAATAATTTCTACCTAAGTCGCTATGGTCGTTCCATAACAAACATTTCACAAGGTCTTCATACGTGAATCCTTTTTCGGTTAGTTTTTGAGTTATGAATTGGGAGTCTGGTAGGTCATGATCCTCATCATCTTCATCTTCCTCTGACTCAGCAGGTTCCGGTTCTTGTTCAATGTCTTCTCCTTCTAAGCGTTGATTGAACATTCTGAAAGAGGTGAGTTCATTGTCCGTGAGTAATTCTGGAGTATATTCGTCACCAAATAGGGAGATGTCGTCATCATCGTCTTCATCATTGTTAACCGGTTCTTCGGCAAGAGCATTACGACAGTAAGGACAACCAAAACCATTGTGTGCGGCGTTTTGCATCAAACATTTACAGTGAAATGAGTGACCGCATTCGGTTACAACGACGTTTCTAGTGCCTTCAATTGTCTCCATGCAAATAGGGCAGTCAGACATTTTATAGTTTGTTTGCTTTAAGTTTTAATCTTGATATTTGTTTGTTGTTTCATTATTTAAATACTTAAAAAAAGATTTCAATTTTTTTTGTTTGTTAGTAATTTTTCGTTTACTAATTTTTTATAAATTTTTAATATAATTTTTTATAATTTTTTACCATTCAATGGTATAATACTCACAACAATTTTTGTATGTTTGCGTAAAATTACTATCTGGAAATGAGTTTTGTAACGCATCAATAACATTTGTTATGAATTGTTTCTTTGTAATAAAAGGGTGGGCATTGGTCCATTCTTTACGTTCTCCTATATTGTGTATTTCACAATCAGCATTTGAGTGTTCTAATGGACGGCACATAACATTAAAACTGTATTCGTTTTTTCCGGTTTTTGCACTTTCTATTATTTTATCAAAGATGTTATCAAATGTCATTTCAAACCATTTTAGCGATTCTTTTTCTCGCTCTTCTTTATAGGCACCTCTCAATAAATGTTTGGATATTCTGTTACCAAATTTATCACCAAATAATATGGTTAATTTTATAAGTAAGATAACAATAAATAAATTCATTTTATTACGAGTGTATGATAATGTTAAAATAAGTTTATAACATTTTATTCAATTTTATTTTATAAAAAAAAATTGAAACCTTTTTATAACTGTTAAACTAATCTTAAACTGAATACAATATACTTATCTAATAAATCTATCAAATGTCTAATTTTGCAGAGAACGTTAATGCCAAGGAAATTTCTGATGCCGAAAAACTTTCTGATACCGAAAAACTTTCTGATACCGAGACTGAACCTGAATATGCTTGTGAAGAGGAACTTATATATCCCACGGCAGAATTTATAGCAGAGAAACTTATGGAACGCGGATACACTTATGTGGACCTTGTTAAATCTTTACTATGGTCAGAACACAGTAATAATGGTGAAATATACGACGATTATGAACGTAGATGGGGTTCTGTATATTCTCTTATCAGATTTTCGACTAGGAAATTTCAGGGTAAACAGAATGAAATGAATACTCCAGAACAAAGGTAAAAATATAAAATTAAAAATTTAAAAAAATAAAAATTTAAAAATATAAACATATAAAAATTATAAAGGGTTAAGTGGCGTGAGAAATTTTTTTCTGAAACATTTTAGTAGATTAATTTAATTATATATATATATATGTCCGCAAGTCCTAAAAGCGTTTCAAGTGCTAAAAGTCTTTCTAGCGCTAAAAGTACTTCGAATTCAAAAAGTAAAAGTAGCGTGATGACACCTGGTTCGAGTTCTCCATTGATGTCATCCAAATCCTTCGGAATTAAATTAAAAAGCGAACGTAGTTTTGAGTATGATGATGAAGAAGAGAACCCGAATCCAGAAGTATTACAGAGTAATTTAGAGCAAATTAATAATTTAGTTTCAGCACGTCTTGCAAATTCACAACTTTTAGAAAATACCTTACCTTCTAAGTATATTCAATATGACCCTGGTTGTATTCGAAAATACAGTAATTTTTCTTTTCCATCCGACTACAAATACTTTTACGATTTTGTTGATTATTTTCCTCCTAAAAAGGTATGCGAAGAAAATGAAATTGAAACGGATACTGATGTTAAAAATTATTTGGAAACACTTAAGCGTCCTAATATGAAGCGCGATTTTATTAGTACATTAAAACTAGTGTCTCCAAAAGCGCTTACCTTGTTAAATAAAATCAAAGAATTAGATGCTAAGGATATGGCGCAGTACGGAAAGAAATTTAAACATTTTATTTTTTCTGATTCCAAATCGTCTATGGGCGGTGTCAAATTATTGGCGAGTGCTTTAATCGCAGATGGAATGACTCTAGGATACAAAGCCGAACCAAAAATGGGTAAGAAAAACTGGGGGAAAATCGAGTTGTTATCTAATAGTGAATTGGAAAAAACGAAATACAATAATTTGTATATGTTGTGCTCTACATCCGTATATGATGAACCAATTAGTGTAGTCACTAAAAAAGCAATTTTGGGTCGATTTAATGAGCGTCCCGATAACGTATATGGTGAAAATATTCGTATTATATTGATGGATGGCGGATATAAAGAAGGTATTGATTTGTTCGATATTAAATACGTTCATATTTTTGAACCTACATTAACACAGGCGGACCAGAAACAGGTAGTTGGGCGAGGAACCCGAACATGCGGGCAAAAGGGTCTCGATTTTCATCCGTCAAAAGGATGGCCGCTTTATGTATATGTTTATGATTTAAAAATGGAACCGCCTTTTGATAAAGGTTTGGGCGCCAGTACTGGTATTGAAATGTATTTTAAAGCCAAGAATATGAATATTAAATTATTGAATTTTATTAACGAGTTGGAAACAGTATGTATTCAAAATGCTGTCGATTATGAGTTGAATAAAAATATCCATTCGTTTTCTATTTCGGTCGATGAGAAAGGGGCATCTTCTCCCTTTTCTATTTCGTTCGATGAGAAAGGCGCATCGAACGAATTAAATAAAAATATCAATTCTTTTTCTATTTCGTTCGATGAGAAAGGGTCATCGTCGCGTGGTGGCGATAAGTCTTCCAGAAATAGCAATAAATCTTTAAGTATTATTTCTAAGTCGAATACTGCTGAATTAAATGATGACTTCTTTAAAAATATATCACCAAAATCTGTATCAAATAAACTATCTTTGGTTGAACCAGTAGAAAAATCTATGGATGCCGCGCAAATGCGTAAATATGTAATGGATAATTTCTCTCAATTCGCATGGGATAAAGTTATTATGGAGAACAATTGTGTTCCTAAAACCGGCGGTTCTAAGCAATTGGGTGGCGCAACTATTATGAATTATACACCAACACAAGCATTCGTCAGTAATTTTTTTACTCCTGCGAACCCATTAAAGGGTATGTTGCTTTGGCATTCAGTAGGCACTGGAAAAACCTGTAGTGCTATTGCTACCGCTACTTCTTCCTTCGAAAAGCAAGGATATACTATTCTTTGGGTAACTCGAACCACACTTAAAAATGATATTTGGAAGAATATGTTCGACCAAGTATGCCACGAAATCATCAAACTTAAAATTGAAAATGAAGGTATTGTTATTCCATCCAATAATTCGGATCGTATGAAACTGCTTTCCAAATCGTGGAGAGTTCGCCCGATGTCTTATAAGCAATTCAGTAATCTTGTTTCCAAGAAAAACCAAATTTACGAAACGATGGTTAAAATAAATGGAAAGGAAGATCCGTTGCGTAAAACATTACTTATTATTGATGAAGCGCATAAATTATATGGTGGCGGTGATTTATCTACTATTGAAACGCCTGATATGGTTGCGCTTCATGCATCATTAATGAATTCCTATACTGTGTCTGGAGTGGATTCGGTTAAATTATTATTGATGACTGCTACCCCTATACAAACGGACCCAATGGAATTAGTCAAGTTAATAAATTTATTCAAGATGCCAAATAAACAAATGCCCGATAATTTCGAAGTGTTCTCAGAACAATATTTGGATGATAATGGTTACTTTAAACCTAGCGGTTTACATAAATTTAGAGATGAAACGGCCGGTCATATTAGTTATTTAAATCGTGAAAAGGATGCGCGTCAATTTTCGCAACCTGTTATAACCACTATACTAACCGATGTATACGATAAAGAATTATTGCGTCATAATAAGAGCGCTACGCGTAAGTTATATTCGAATATGGGTAAAGAAATTGATGACAAATTAAAATCCCTTAAAGCAAATCCTTTGCTCAAGGCTAAAAAGTCTGAGGGATTTAATACATTGAAAAATCTTTGTAATAAGTATGAAAATTCAAAGGCCCAGAATGCTTGTAAAAAAGTTGTTGCTGAATATAAGAAGGAAGCGGATGCCAAGTTAAAGGAGTCAAAATCCGCTATTAAACAGGAATTGGCCGACTATAAACAAGTGGTTAAGGACTTTAAAGAATTGAAAAAATCTGCTATGGCAGAATTTGATGAATCTGAGGATAACGTAAGAACTCCTATGATGTTTCGTTCTGGTTATAACGCGACTTCAATGGATCAGATTGAATCTGTTTATGGTCGTCTAAGTAAATGTAATAAACCTGTGACAAATAGCACTAATTTAATAAATAATGCTACTTTAAATAATCCAGACATTGCTCAACTTCAAAATAAAGTTAACTATTATGAACAACGTATCGAACAGAATTCTCTAGTTCTTAAAAAGGAGAAAAATCCGGAAACGAAGAAAGTGTTGAATGAGCAAATAAAAAAAGATACTAGAAGATTGCAAAAATATAGCAAAACATTGAAATCAAAGCTTGGTAAGTTTACCAAATTCGTAAAAGGAAAATTTTCAGAAACCAAAAAGAATCTTAGGGTAAGTCAAAAAGATCAAAAAAAAATAATTCGCACCTTAAATAAGTTGAAAATTCATGAGGGAACTGAATTGGAGGATAAAGATTTGGAGCGAAATATTAAGCGTGATATTGAAGATGCTGTGAAAGGTGTGGCTGAAGCGATTGAATTAAAAGAAAAGGCAAAGGCGGATAAGGTTCACAATAAGACCATGAAAAAGATGGAAAAGGAACAACAAAAATTAGAAAAGATGGAAAATAAAACTGCCGCTAAACAACACGCGAAAACCATGAAGAATATGGAGAAGGAAAAGGCTAAAGAAGATAAGGACTTTGCTAAGGCCCAAAAGGCACGTGAGGCAGAATTCAAGAAGATAGAGGCTGAGGCTAAGAAGATAGAGGCTGAGGCTAAGAAGCGTGAGAAGGAATTCGAAAAGCAGCGGGAAAAGGAACTCGAAAAGAGACAAAAGGAAGCAAAGGAATTGGAGAAGCAACGAGAAAAGGAAATCGAAAAAAGACAAAAGGAAGAAAGGGAATTAGAAAAGCAACGAGAAAAAGAATTTGAAAAGTATAAGAAGGAAATTGAAAAGAAAAGAGAAAAACAGGTAAAGGAAATGGAAAAGCAAGAAAAGGAAGTACTGAAGCAAAAAGAAAAGGAGGCCAAGGCACTAACGAAGGCACAGGCTAAGAAAACCAAGAAAAATTCCAAGGGCGTCGGCGGTAGAAAAACTCGTCGTTCAAGATAGGTAAAGACATAAAGTCATAAAGCACATATAAATTTTTTTCTATAATTAATTTATATGGCTTATAAGTTTAAAAATAATACAGGAAAACAAAAGTTAAATGGTACATTCGGTCATAATGGATTAACGTATCAATATGCTCTTTATTTACCACTCCTTACTGAACAAGTCCTTATTGAACCAGAAAGGAGCGAAGTAATTAATGCGTTTGGTAATAGAATGCAAAACGGTAAGGTATGTTTAAATATTAATGAAAGTATTATAACCAAACATTTAGATGACGGTAATGTAAGTGCTTATATTATTGTAAATCAAGTGGGAAGCGATGAAACTGGTTCTGGAACCTTACAAATATATGACTGGTGTTCCGGAAATAATAGACGCTTGCTAAAAAATAGGTTTGTATGGATAAATGATGTATGTAGAATATTAGGTAATTCAGGGGTTAAAACATCGGTGTCACCAATAGGAGCTTTGTTTTATTTTATGGAACAATTGACGGTTCAAAATATGGGAAAAACAGATATATATTTATTTGTTGATACACATGATACAACGAATAAGTCTGTCCTAACTAATATTTATAGCAGAAACTATGGCTTTGTATTAAACAGTGATGATGATCCGTCTATTTGTCCTGGATTAGACCCTAACGATAATTCAATGGTTATGAAAAAACAATCTTTAGTAGCGGATACAGTGGGTATTAATTTTTCTTTTTTAAAGAAACGTTCTAAGACTTTGACTAAGACTTTGAAACGTTCTAAGACTTCGAGTCGTAAAACTTCGAGTCGTAAAACTTCGAGTCGTAAAACTTCGAGTCGTAAAACTTCGAGTCGTAAAACTTCGAGTCGTAATAAAAAATAAACGAAAGAAAAAAGAGGGAATTTTATGGCTTCCTCTCTTTTCATTCTTTTACTTTTTGACATTTTTACTTTTTTAACTATATTGCGCATATCTTCTCAAAAACGTCGGCATTTCAATCTGTTCCGAAATTGGCGTTTTATCTTTGTTATCGCAAGATATATAGTATGGTGAATAATTCACGTACTCCTTCACTTTTATAAAATCCTTAGTTATTACTAAGGTTAGTCCAAAGGGTTCTTTACGTAATTCAAATCTGACAGGGACATCACATAGAAGTTCTTTTTCAAGTTGCTCATAATACACTTTAAGTCCTTGAGCATAATCTATACGTCTGTGATATAGGTCTCTGTCTTTGCCCACGCTCAGCATATATTTTTGATGACACACCTCTAGGGAATGTTTACACTTTCTTACGGCAGCGCGTATCATCTTCTCATCTTTTGACATTTTAAGACCCATCTTTACTTTGCTTTTTGCTTTTACTTTGCTTTTTTCTTTGTTTGATGGATTACTTATTTTTGTAAAAAAGCATTTCAATTTTTTTTGTTTTTACTGTTTTTTTCGTTAACTAAATTTTTATAATTTTTTTTATTTTTTTTATACACGTATACGTATAAAAAAAAGGACTTATTATGGCAATACAACAACTTAATATGGCAATACAACAACTTTATATGGCAACGCAATACAACAACTTTATATGGCAATACAACAACTTTATATATAACATTTAGTATTTCTTACTAGGGGCGTTTATTACCGCAGACGCTTCTAAAATGATATCCTTAAAAGTTTTAAACGTTAAACTTTCTTCTTCTGTTTTCGGTAAATAATATTTAAATTTACACGTTGCTTCAGTTATATGAGCACACAGAATTTCTTCATAATGAACAAAAACCTCTGGTTCTGCTTCCATTACTTCATCGAAATATTCTACTACGACAGAATACATTTCAGATAGAATGCGAAGATGTTCAAAACGTAGTTCTCTGAATGCGTGAACTTTATCGGCTAATTTATATTTTATCATTTGATTTGCTATTTCTTTGGCAATTTTATTATATTTTTTTAATGATGCCACAAACCAAATACCTAGGGGCAATTTGGATTCGGGCAATGGTGCTTCGACTTTTGGGACTTGCACTGGTTTTGGGACTTGTGCAGGTTCTGGCACTTTTTCTACTTTTTCCTCTTTGACTTCTTCCTCTTGGTTTGTCGCTTTGACTTGGGAAAGGCTGGCATTGTACAGGACTTTAGTCTGAGAACGGGTTCTAACTTGCATTTTTTTTATAACTTATCGTTAATTACTTGTTGCTTTTTTAAATTACTGTAGAAGGTAAAAAAGCATTTCAATTTTTTTTGTTTGTGTGGTTTTTTTCATTTACTACTTTTTCTTAATTTTTTTTCTTCGGAAAATATTAAAATAAATTATAAAATTCAATCTTAAAATATAATGCCAAGAAGAAAATTAACTATTGATGATTTCAAATTTTCATTAGAAAATACCGTTAAAATTAATACCCAATATCGTATGAAAAATACCGCATTAAATATTATCCCAATAAATTTTACACAATCACCAGAAAAAATATATAAGCAATTTATATTTCATACTGAAAATGAAGAAATAATGTGGGAGTTTATTGACAAATTAAATATTGTATTAACGGCTATTGAATTACCATTAATTGATAAAACTAAAATTAAATTAAAGGGGCACGGGCATATTCAGTCTACTGAAAATCATTTTGACGAATGTTTATGGTACGATATGCCTGAATTCAAGGTTAATGAACATATATATGATTGTGTAAACGTAAAACTCGAAATTGAAACCGTTGATTCTCAAATATATATATCATTTATTAAGAAATTTTATGATATCTTTAATATAATATTATGGCCTAGTAAAACTTCACTATGGTATCCGACGCGACCAAATGATGTATTAGCATCTATCCAAGATAAAATGTATATATCTGATTTATCTGATTTAGTGGTCACCAATAAATATCCTATTTATATTATTAGTAAAGGACGCTATGAAAAAAGATATACAAGCAAGTATTTAGAATGGTGTAATATTGATTATAAAATAGTGATTGAGCCCGATGAATTTTTAAGTTATTCAAAATATATAAATAAGGATAAAATTTTGGTTTTACCAGATGAATATCTTAATAAAAATCAAGGCGGGATACCTGCTCGTAATTTTGTTTGGGAACATTCCAAAAATGGTGGACATAAACGACACTGGATTTTAGATGATAATATTACGTGCTATAAACGTTTTATAAGTAGTCAAAAAATTTTGTTAAGGGGGGCTTTCGTCTTCCGTGCTGTTGAAGATTTTGTTGACCGGTTCACAAATGTTAAAATGGCTGGACATAATTATACAATGTTTGGAATATCAACAAATACATCTATCAAGCCCATAACAATGAACACAAGAATATATTCGTCTATACTATTATCGAATGATATTTATCCGGATTATAAATGGAGAGGAAAATACAATGAAGATACGGATTTGTCTTTAAGAATATTAAAGGGCGGATATTCGACGATGTTATTTAATTGTTTTTTAGCAGATAAACTTAAAACATTAACGCAAAAGGGCGGGAATACTGATTCGGTATATGCTGAAACAGATGGGATTTTACTTAAAACGCAATCGCTTGTTGAACAGCATGGCGATGTAGCGAAACTCATTCAACGTTTTGGTAGAACACACCATCACGTTGATTATACGTCTTTTAAGGATAATAGGCCATTATATGTTAAAGGTATAAAGAATAAACTTAGTCATACTATAAATGAATATGGAATGAGATTAATTGAAAAAAATACAGAAGGATTATATATTGACTTGCCTGGCTTCAAAAACTTGGAAGAAGTGGAAGAAGTAGAGCCTATTATAATTGAAAAAGATAATTCTCAAATAATCCAAGAAATATTAAATATTAAAACCCAATTATTTCAAATCGGACAAACGTGTGATGCTATTCTTAATAAATTAAATTAAAAAAAATTGAAATGCTTTTTTCAATTTTTTTAGAAGACAAAACAGATATAAAATAAAAACTTATAAAGTAAAAATGCTCGGAAAAATTTTAGAACAGTATAGACTAGCGTTTGTCACGGTTCCTAATATAGATGTTACTTGGAGGTTAAATGTTAATCTGGGGTTGTATACACAGGTTAAGTCTAATCAAAGAATTGCGTTTAAATTCTCTAGGAAACCACTTGTGGTGAATGATTGTTATGAAAATAATGCAGTTATTGTTGATTCAGAGCGTTAATAAATAGTTTGTTTATTTTGAAAGAGAGAGGATGAAAGGATATTCCCTTTTTTCTTTTATATTGAATTGTTATCAGAAAAAAAGAAAAGGCTATATGTCTCTCTTCTATTTTTTTCTGGATTTTTATTGGATTTTTAAGAAATTATAGGGGAATATGGGACTGTAACATACATATAAATTTCACCGTAATTTTTTTCCACGTGACTATTCAAGTGTTCTGGGACGATTACCATTTTATCTTCTTTAGACCAATGGCTTAATTCATTTTTTTCAAAAGGGGTTATTAAATCCCTTACTTTTTTCTTATATTCTGGTGTGTTTATCCCATCAACACGAATAAATGAACCCTGTGTCATATTGAGAAGTAGTAGACTCATTTTGTATTGCTTGCTTTAAGTTTTGACCTTGATGTTTGTTTGTTGTTTGGTTTCTAAAATAGTTGAAAAAAGCATTTCAATTTTTTTTATTTTTTAGTGATTTTTCGTTTACTATTTTGTTTTACACATTTTCTCATTTAAAACGCCCATTATTAGAAAATATGGTCCATGTTAATAATTTTGGAAAATTCTAAAAGTTTATTATTTACTCTTTCTATATTATTTGTTTCTGATACTAAAGATTGTTTATATTTAATTAAATTTATAATTGCTATATTATTTTTTTTACTACCATATATTTCATCAATTCCATTAAAAAAACCTAGTTTTTTTATATTTTCATTATAAATTATTTCACCTGACATCATAAAAATTCCACAAATTTCATTACCCAAATATTTTTGAATATCATTTTTTAATGTAGATTTGCCAGTTCTACTTGGTCCAGATAAAATAATCATTTTATCATTTGAAATATTGTTTTTTATATTTTCTATATATTGTATTAAATAATTATAATCGTCATTTGTTAAATATTGTTTCCAGTTATCTAGATGATGTAATGACATTTTATATGTAATAAAGATTCATCTTTAATATATTTTCATATATAAAATGGGCGTTTTAAATGAGAAAAGGTGTAAAAG